ATCATTCTGCCGCCTCGTCGGGGATCAGCTCGACTTGACCGTCCGGATGATCCACGCACGCAGGCACAGCGTCATCCTCGGTCTGCAGGCCGAGCATCGCCAGACAGTGCGCGCAGCGGTAAATGCTCATCAGTCGGCACTGATCGACAGCACGCCGATAGCGAACTGCGGCTGGATGCCTGCGGACACATTGAGCGTTGCCGACAGCGCGCCGCTGATCATCATATTGACCGCACCCGATGCGGTATCGACCACAGCAAAGTGCGTCAGCGCGTTGGTGCCCGCCGTACACGCGCCGAACTGGATCAGTGCCGCGTTGGTGAACGGCGACGCCGTGCCCGTCCATGCACTCGATTTGGTCAGCGCAACGCGTGCATAGCCGGTGTAGTCGGCTTCGTCGGCAATGCTTCCGGTTTCGGAAGGGTCAGCGGTGAACATTGCCAGATACTGCGTCGCGCCTGCGCGGTAGGACGGGTCGAGACCGCGCAGTAGGACATCGAGAATATCGGCTTCGGTGGTGTTTGAAAGGCTCATTGAACTTCCTTCGCGGCAAGCACTGCGGCAGGATTCGGGTCAATCCATCCAGCAGACAAGGCGTCAGCCAAGTCCTGACCAGACAGCGTGACGATTTGCATGCACTTGCCGACAGGACAATCCAGCAGGACAAGCGCCTCGGTTGCGCCATCCGGCGCAGATTCTTTCTTGCGTGCCATCGCGTAACCTCAAAAAAAGGCGGGCCATCCGTAGACAGCCCGCCAAAGCCCAGTTTGATCAGGTTGCAGAGTTGGCGTAGTGCTTCACCGCGCCGCCGCTGGCGTCGATGAAATTGCCACCGCTGCGGAACCATGCCAGGAACGCAACCTGCCCTTTCTTCGCATACGCCGAATCCGTGAAGCGCAGCAACTGAATATCCAGCGCGTCGCGGATGATGTAGTACGAGAAGTCACCAAACAGGATCGACTTGGCGTTGGCGGCCATCGCTGCAACGTCCTCGTTGATCGTGATCGGCTTACCAAGCAGCATGTCAGGCTCTCCGCCAGGAGTTGCGACCTCGTAACCGGGAACGAAGATCGGGCGATCATTGCCGTCCTTCAGCTTGCGGATCACCTTCAGCGAACTGTCAGCCATCATCCAGCGGGTATTCTGCCGATAGGAACGGTTGACGCTGTGCTGCAGGTCGATCAGGTCGTCGTAAATCACGGTCGTGGTCTGTCCGGTCGTGCCGGTCTTGCCAGCAGACGATGCGGTCACGATGCCGCGCGGCTGGCTGGTGCCGGTTCCGGTCGTGAAATACGTGTTGGTGATTCGGCCAATGCGGGTCGCAAGACGCGCGCGGACCATCGCCTCCACGTCCACGCTCGAATCCTGCAGCAACTCAATCGGGACCGTGATGATCTTCGAGCTGAACTTGTACGCGGTCAGCGCGACCGACCCGAACGACGCATCGGCATCGGTGGCGGTCGTGTTTTCCGCAATCAGCTCGCCGGTTTCAGCCGTGCCGTCGGTCGTCGGGTAGTTGAGCGGGTTGCCCTGCGCCGTGCGGATGACCTGCGAAACCTCGCGCATTCCGCCGTACGCTTTCAGCGCCTCAACCAACGACGTCGCCACGTCGGTCTGGACGGTGTAACCACCCTCGGAGCCTGTCGTGGTTGACATCGTGTTAAGGATCGCGCCGCGCTCGGCATCATTCAGCGAATGTTCGCCGGAACGAAGCAGCTTTGCGAAAGCCACGCTGCGCAAGTTCTGCGGAGTCGGAGCCTCGCGCACGCCAGCATCAGCCGCCGCACGGTCGCCGTCCAAGGCAAGCGCCTGTTCTGCGCGCTTGATCTGGTCGAGAACAGTCTGCCGCTGATCCATCAGTGAATCGAATTGCTTTGTGTGTTCAGCAGTCCAGGTCGCGCCAGGATGCTGGTCGTGGATGTTGCGCGCTTGGCGAGCCAGGTCGTTTGCGCGCTCCCGCAGTGCTTGGATACTCATTTGCGTTTCCTTTCTTCAGACACAAAAAAAGCCGCCTTGCGCGGCTGGATTGCGACGCGGGAGCGATGCCCTACGCCGGTTCGGTTTCCATCAGGCGGACAAGTCGAGCACGCACCTGCGCGTCGTGATCCGGTGACGGTTGATCATCTTCCGCTGCCTGTTCTGCAGGCGGTTCCTCAATCTCTGGCGCGTTCTCGTAGGCCGCAAGATTCCATGTGTTAGCGACCTTCTCAGCCTTTGCAGAAATGCGGTCTGCCAGCTTTGCTGTCACAGCATCCTCTGCGGTAAGCCATGTTTCCGCGTCCATCATCTGCACGACGCTTGCACGGTCAGCACCGCGTGATGCGTAGTCGTCTGCAATCGTGCCGTCAATCTTCTCAAGCAGCGCAGCGGTGTCGAGCATAGAATGACGATTCCCCATCGCCATCGTCCATGCGTTGTGAATCATCAGCATGGAACCTGGTGCCATCACGACTTCATCAGCACGCGCAGCGATGAACGATGCAGCCGACGCAGCGAGTCCGTCAACGTGCGCCACAAATCGCGCAGGGTGACCGTCCATTATCGTCGTGATCGTGCGCGCCTCGAACACGTCGCCACCAGGCGAATTGATCCGCAGATTGATCACCTTCGCGTCAATGCCGTCGAGTGCTTCCAGAAACCGCTTGGCGGTCACGCCTTCGCCAGTCCAGAAGTCCTCGCCGATGATGTCGTAAAGGTAGATCGTCGCCTCGCTCCCGCTTGATTCAGCGCGAAACGTGCGCTTGGCGTCCTTGTTAAGCGCCAGCAGCTTCGGCAGTCGGTTCTTCATTGTCTTGACCCTCGGCAGGCGCACTGCCTGCAAAAATGAGTTTCTCGCCGCCGTCAACCGGTGGCAAGTTCTTCAGCCGTCGAACTTCGTTGATCGTCATCCAGCCCTGCGCGCCAGGCCCGCCAAGCGCCTTGGTGAAATATTCAGCCTGCGCCTTCGAGTCACCCTGCAGCATGCTGTCTGGATTCCATTCGCAATAAATGCGCGAGTTGCGCGGCCACAGCTTGCGGTTCAGTTCGTCCTTGAACCGCGACATGTGTGGCATCAGCGTAGTCACAACAAAGCCGATGCTCATCTGCTCAATTCCGCTTCCCCAGCTTGTTGAGGCTGATGTTTCTCCGATCATGTGTGGCGGGACGCCGAACGCGCGCGCAATGTCGGTAACCTGGTACTTGCGCGACTCCAAAAACTGAGCGTCCGTAGCCGTCATCGCAAGCTGCTGGATTTCCAGCCCTTCGGTCAACATCAGCGGACGCCCGGTCGGACCTTGTCCGCTGCCATAGGTAGCAACGAAAGCGTCGCGGAACTCAGCCTGCTTTTCCGGCCCCATCGCTTTCGGTGACTTGACCGCGTATTGCACATGTCCACCTGACGCGTACAACTTACCGGCGAACTCGTCAGCCTTGTAAGCGGTTCCGATGGCAGAGCGAGCCGCCGTGCCGATGACCGAAGTGGAGCAAAGCCCGTCGAAGGTGTCATTTGCCAAGTGCATCACGTCGTCTTGGTCAAGATCGAAGTGCGCTGCTGCGTCGCCGAAGTCGCCGAACACCCTGTAGCCGAGACGTTCCTTCTTGTTTCCGTGCCGGTAGATCATCACCGAGTCACGCTTGAGCGGTATCATTTGCCGAATCGCGCCGGACGGGTAGCGATCCAGCATGACAAGCCCGTCGCCGCGCATCAGCACGCTGGAAATGACGTATTCCCACATGCTATGCGCCGTGAATCGTGCGCAGGGCTGCTCGTTCAGCAGCCACCAATAATCATGATCGACAGACTTCCGCGCGCCGTCTGCCCGCTCGTAGATCGTCAGCGGCATAGATGCGATAGAGCCTGAGATCAGGCGGCGGCAGGCGTAGACAGCCGAGACGCGCTGCGCCGTTTCCGGCGTCACGTTGACACCAGCAGGAGCCGGTGACAAGTCGAAAATCTGGCCCATCTTGAACGCATCGCTGCTTGGGGCTGGCGATATGTCTGCCATTGCGCTAGGCGGTCTGCGCGGAATTGTCCAGCTCATATCAGCACGAACCCCTGTGTAATTTCTGCACTCTCACTGACCGAACTTGTCGCCGATCCGAGCGCCATTGCGAGCGCCACCATGCCGTCAATGCGTCCGGTAGCCTTGCTTTTGTCTAGCTTGCGATTGCCTGCAGGGTCTTTGATCGCGACCGCGTTCGCCGCGCACCAGCGCAGGACCGGATTTCCACCGTGCCGGATTCGGCCCTGCAGCACTTCCGATTCCAGCGTGTCGAGTGCGGGCGACATATCCTTGAATCCCTGCCCGAATGGAACCAGCGGAAGTTCAACGCCTCGCCGCGACAGTTCGGACTTGAGCACATCGATTCGCCATCGATCAAATGCAATCGCCGACACATTCCGCTCGTCGCATGCCTCAATCAGCCGATCCGCCACCACGCCGTAATCGACACTTGCCCCAGGCGTCAGGGTGATGAATCCCTGATCGGCCCACACGTCATAGGGCGCTCGGTCGCGGTGCGCGCGATCCGATACGCCGTCCATCGGGGCGAAAAAATCCGCCTCGACGTGCCAAGTTCCGTCGTCGTCCTTCGCGACAGTGACCATAGCCGTAAGGTCGTTGCGCGCCGACAGGTCAAGCCCGATAACAGCGCCTGCGTTCTGCAGTACGTCGTGATCCGGTTCGCCGCTGCACGCATCCCAAGCCGTGCGGCTCATGAATGGGCTGCGAATGTCGATCCGCTGATTCAGCACCAAATTGCGATAGCTCGCCTCACGGCTCGGCATGCGCTTCGCCGAATCCGCCTGTTCGCGTACCTCAGCCCGATTCATAAACACGTCGAGATGCGGATTTGCGGCTGCAATCGCCGCATCAGAAAACGGGTCAACATCCTCCGGTGCCGTGTATAGCACCACCTTTGTGCGCGGGTCTTTGCCTGTTTTCGCGTCGTCGATCAGCAGCGACAGCAAATCTGCATCAGTCGGCGCCTGCGTCGAAATGATGATCGAAAGCGGTTCCTCTTGCGCGCCTGCCGCCGTTTCTAGTGCCTCGTAAAGCTCAGAACGTGGCCCGCGAACTTGGCCAAGCTCGTCGTGGACCGTGAAAACAGGGCTGAAACCGTATGCAGTGGATGCTTCTGCGCTCAGTGCCCTGTAAAGGCTGCCAAGCTCAGGGCAGAACAATTGCTTTGCGGTGTCGCGGACCACGACATAGGCGTTCAGGTCCGGCGACATCCGCACCATCTTTGCTGCCAGGGCAAACAGAATCCCCGCCTGTTCGCGCGATTGCGCAGCGCTGAATAGCTGGCTGTTCGGTTTCGCCTCCGGCCCGCACAAGTGCAGCAGCAGCAGGAACGCGCTGAACGTGGTCTTTGCGTTTTTGCGGCCCATCGAAAGAATGAACCGGCGTGTCGGCGTGTCGTAAATCTTGCGAAGCCAATCGCGCTGTTCGTTCGTCAGCTTTACCGGTTTGCCGACCAGTTTCCCTTCTGGCACTCGGCAATGATCCTCAATCCATTGCGCGTTGCGTTCCCCG